TAGCAGGTGCTACAAATGGAACTACAACTGCTACACTAGCTTTTGGTGGTGGCACTAATCCAAAAGCACAAAATGAAAGTTGGAATGGTTCTGCATGGACAGAGTTAGGAGATTTAAATACAGGTAGACAAAATTTAGGCGGAGGAGGTGTTCAAACAGCTGCTTTAGCATTTGCTGGAGAAACTGTTGCTATTACTGAAAGTTGGGATGGCTCTTCATGGACTGAAGTAGCAGATCTTTCAACAGCAAGATATGATTTAAATACTGGCGGAGGTGGAGCTAGTAGTTCTTTAGCATTAGCATTTGGAGGTAATGCACCAGGTGGTAAACAAACGGCAACAGAAGAATTTACAGCAGCACAATTAACAGATTCAATAAAAAGAGATGGACAAGCTTTCTATCGTAGTGATACAGGCGACTTTAAAGTTTCATTAACACAATTTGGTACAGGTGCTTGGTCCTCTGGTGGTAATTTAAATACTCCAAGAAATGATTTAGATGGAGCAGGCAGTGCAACTGCAGGATTAGCTTTTGGAGGAAATCCAGGTAATTCAAATTCTACAGAAGAGTATGATGGAAGTGCATGGACATCCGGTGGAGCTTTAAATACAGGAAGAAGAGCTTTAACAGGTTTTGGATTACAAACAGCAGCTATAGCTACAGGAGGTTCAGAAGGTCCTTATAACGATGACACAGAACAATATAATGGATCTAGTTGGACTGAAATAGCTGAAATTAATACAGCAGGTGGTGGTTCACCAGGTTCTGCTGGCACAACAACTGCAGGTTTAGTTTTTGGTAGAAGAAAATTACCAGGTGCTACTAAAGGTGGAGAAACAGAAACTTGGGATGGTAGTAGTTGGACTGAAGTAGGGGATTTAAATACTGCTAGATGGGCGATAGGTGGATTAGGAACTCAAACAGCTGCTTTAGCAGTTTCTGGAGCACCCCCTCATTATGCTAATGTAGAACAATGGGATGGTAGTAGCTGGACTGAAGTAGGAGATATTAACTCAGCAAGAAGTGCTGGAGGTGCATCTGGAATTACAACGAGTGCTTTATATTTTGTTGGAGAAGATTCAACTGGATCTAGAAATTTAACAGAGGAGTGGAACGGAAGTGCTTGGACTGAAGTAGCTGATGCATCAGCTGGTGCTGGTAAAGTTGCAGACTCTGATAATAGTTCTCTAAGTGCTTTTTTTGCTGGTGGAGATGGTCCTCCAGGTTCTTTTGTTGCAACAACAGAAGAATGGCTTGTACCTGAATCAGTAAGTAATTTAACAATAACGGATTAATATGTCATACGGAAGTGGAAATAGCGGAGATTACAAAAAACTAAAAGGTCAGATGATACAAGTCACTGACACTGATCCAGTTGTGTATGCTGGTGCTTGGTCTTCTGGTGGTAGTTTAAATACTGCAAGAAGAAGAGTTGGGGCTGCAGGTATTCAAACTGCTGCAATAGCTTTTGGTGGTAGTAGCGATCCTCCAGTAAGAGCAAATGCTGAACAATACGATGGAACAAGTTGGACTGAAGTAGGTGATTTAAACACAGCTAGAGAAGCAATGGGTCCTAGTTCAAAAGGAAGTCAAACAGCTGTTTTAGCTGCTGGTGGAAATCCAATTACAACAGCTAACGAATTATGGGATGGAAGCAGTTGGACTGAAGTAGGCGATATTAATACAGGCAGAGAAGGGTTAGGAGGAGGTGGAACATCAACAGCAGCATTTGTTGCAGGTGGAACCACTGCTACAGCGAGACAAGTTTTATCAGAAACTTGGGATGGTTCTTCTTGGACAGAAGTTGGAGACTTAAATGCTGCAAGGTCTTTTGCTGGGATGTTTGGAACACAAACATCTTCTATATTTGCAGGAGGAGATATTGCAACTGGTCAATCAGCAGCTAATGAATCTTGGAACGGATCAGCTTGGACTGAAGTAGCAGATTTAAATGAAACAAAAAAAGCTATGGGTGCAGCTGGAACAGATAACACAGAAGGTTTAGTTTTTGGTGGCGGTGTTCCTGGAAGAACAGCAAACACAGAGACTTGGAATGGTTCTTCTTGGACAGAAGTTGGAAATTTACCTGCGGTAATAGATAATAATACAGGAGCAGGATCAGAAAGTAGTGCAATAACTGTAGGTGGTCGTAGTGCAACTGCAATTACAGGTGTAACAAATGAATGGTCTTTTCCATCAACACCTGTAGTACAAGAAGGACAACTTTGGATTAAAACTGCAACAGGTACTAGTAGTGTTATGAAAGGATACCAGGCTCAAGGGACAGGTGCATGGGCAACTGGTGGAAATTTAAATGAGGCAAAAAGAGGATTATATTCAGCGGCAGGAGCTAGTTCAAGTGCAGGACTTATAGCTGGCGGACAAACTTCAGACACAACTGTAACAGCTAACGCAGAAGAATATAATGGAACAGCATGGACAGAAAAAAGTAATTTAAATCAACAAAGAATGCAAATGTCTACAGCAGGTAGTCTTACGGCTGCATTATGTGTAGGTGGAAATGTTCCAGGAGCCTCAGCTTTAGCAGAATCCTGGAATGGAAGTAGTTGGACTGAAGTAGGCGATTTAAATCAAGCAAGACGTTTAGCTGCACATTGTGGAACAAGCACTGCATCATTATATGCTGGAGGATATACTCCAGATAGTAGTGCTTTAGTAGAATCATGGAATGGTTCTTCATGGACAGAAACTGGAGATTTAAACACAGCTAGGGAAGAATTAGCTGGATCAGGAACACAACCAGCGATGATAGTTTTTGGAGGAGGTAGCCCTTCAGTAACAGCAAATGCAGAAAAATGGGATGGCACTGCATGGACAGAAGTAGCTAATTTAAATACAGCTCGAAAAAATTTGGGAGCGTCAACTGGAGGAACATCTACAGCAGCTTTAGGTTTTGGTGGACAAACTGGAAGTTTAGAAGACGCAACAGAATCTTGGAATGGTAGTTCTTGGACAGAATTAGGTGATATGTCAACCGCAAGAAAACAATTAAGTGGTAATGGAACACAAGTAAGTGCTCTAGGTGCAGGGGGTTTTACAGACGACAATGTAACATCAACAGAAGAATGGACAGTTCCATTTGTAACTAAAACAATAGGCACAGATTAGACTTGACTGTTATTTAGAAAGTTATTATATAAGTAATAAGAAATGGATAAAGAAAAACGAAATATACAGACGTTAGCAACTACGCAATCTAAATATTTATCAGATATATTAGATGTTGAAGATGTTAAACAGTTTAAGTCATTAATTCCTGAACTAAAAGATACTTGGAAAAAGAAACAAGTATTTAGAACAGAAACAGAGATGAGATTTTCTGTATTATCAGATAATAAATATCCAACAAGAGCAGCTAAATATTGGCAGTGTGTTAGAGAACAAAATACACACTTTGAAAATTTAATGCACTTATCATTTGATGCTAGAAAAAATGATGTAGAGATAGAAAAATTAAGAGTAAAAATTAAAGAAGAAAAAAATAAATTAGAAAAACAATTATTACAAATAGAATTAGAAGAAAAAATATATGGCAAAGCAAGCATGGAACTTGTAGCTAAACACAGAATGAGAGAAGTAGCTACATGGTCTAAACTTAAAAAAGAATTTCATGATGGATCGTTTGATGACAAAGATGTAAATACACATCAAGCACATTCATATAAATTAAGATTAGAACATCAAAAAGCAACACTAACACCAGGCTCCTCTCAACCAGAGGTATTTAATGTATTAGGACAATTAAATACATTAGATAGAGTTATGAGAGAAGGTGAATTGTTGCCTAATAAAGAAAAGAAAAAAATAAAAAGAAAGTAATATGAAATTTGACTTTGTTTATCTTGGTCAGACCGTTCTTAAATATCAAGTTCCTTTAGAAATTTTTGTTGGTCTCAATGATATATACGAAAAACGTAAAAAAGAATTACCTAAAGCCAATAAACAACTTGTAGGTAAAATAGAAGATGAAGTATCTTTATTTTATTCTGGTCCTAACAACAATAAAATGCATCAACATTCTTTTTTATCTCAAGATATACTAATGTGGTTTGATTCTATTTTTGATCATTATCTTACATGGAATAAAATAGGTGAAAACCAAAGAGCAATAAATTCTATATGGGTTAATGAAATGAAAGCACATGAGTACAATCCAATACATATTCATCAAGGTAAATTATTCACAGGCTTATCATCAGTTATGATTATGAAATTACCAAAAGAAACAGGTATAGAATATTCAGCACCAGACAAACCTATGAATGGAAGACTACAAATTATAGGTGCAGCTAATGGTCAGTTTGCTAAAACAGATTATTCTCCTGAATGTAAAATAGGAGACTTTTATGTTTTTCCCTATGACATGAGACACTGTGTTTATCCTTATAATAATAGTAAAGAAAAACGTAGAACATTAGTTTGTAATGTTGATGTTGATTATAATCCGGTATCATCAAGAACAGCTGGAGGACAATTAGAATGATTATAAAAATGCCAAGATGGCAATCTTACATGGCTACCACAACAGAACCTTTGTTTACTCCACAACAATGTCAAGATATTATAAATGCAGGTCATTCAGAAAAACCACAAGTGGCACAAGTGGGTATGAATAAACCAGGTGGTGGTGTTGATAAGAAAAAAAGAACAACGACAATATCTTGGATACCTTTTAAAAAATTACCAGAAATGTATAAAAAAGTAGAACATCAATTATCATTAGTAAACTTAAATCATTTTGGTTTTGAAAATGTACATATAACAGAACCTGCACAGTTTACAGAATATCCTAAAGGTGGATTTTATGATTGGCATATGGATTTAGATGTTAACGGTCAACACGAACCACCAGTTAGAAAAATATCTATGACGTGTTTATTATCTGATCCATCTACGTTTACAGGTGGTGAATTAGAATTTACAGAAAAACATAAAATAAATAATTTAAAACAAGGACAAGCTATATTCTTTGCATCATTCTTAAGACATAGAGTAGCTCCTGTAAAAAAAGGAATTAGGAGGTCTTTGGTTATGTGGTTTGGAGGCCAACCTTTTAAATGAACCGAGAAATATTATTTCCAACTCCTGTCTATTGGAAAGATTTACCTAACGCAAAAGAACTTAATAAATATTTATTTAAACACATAAAAGCTTGGTACAAAAGCGATATTAAAAAAGGCAAACCTACTGGAGAATTTAAAACTAATTCTGGGTTTGGTTGGCATAGTTCAACAGATATGAATAATAAAAAAGAATATGATCCTTTAATATCAGAGTTATTTAAGATGGCTGAAGAATGTAATAAAGATTATGGTATTAAACCTAAATTAGGTTTAGGTAATATGTGGGCTAATGTAAGTCCAACTTATTCTTATAATAAAACACATACACATCCTAACGCTATGTGGTCAGGTGTATATTATATTAAAGTACCTAAAAATTCTGGTAAGTTGTTTTTAGAAGACCCTAGACCAGGACCTAATAATTACATGCCAAGAAGAATAGATAATCTACCTAAAGCCTTATGGCGTGTTATTGCTTATGAAGCAGTAGAAGGTAGAATGATATTTTTTCCATCATGGCAACCTCATGGTGTGGACATAAACATGAATACAGAAAAAGGTGAAAAGAACTGGCGTATATCTGTGTCATATAACTTTATACAAATATGAGTTTTAAAAAAAACAAATATCAAGTTATTAGAGGAGCTATATCAAAAGAACTAGCAGATATAGCTTTTACTTATTTAAGAATATCAGCAGAAGCAGATTATTGGTTACTTGCTAATCAAGCAACACACGAAGGTAATTTTTTAATAGGTAATTTTAAAGATAGGCAAGTTCCAAATTCTTATGCAAAATATGCAGACCGATTGATGGAAACATTACTTGTTAAAACTATACCTATGATGAAAGCTAAAACAGGTTTAAATTTAATACCTACTTACTCATACACAAGATTATATAAAACAGGTAATATATTAAATAGACATAAGGATAGACCTAGTTGCGAGATATCAACAACACTTAATTTAGGTGGTGATCCATGGCCTATCTATATTGATCCCACAGGGTCTAACAACGTCATAGATGAATATAAAGGTATAATGAAACCAAATGCTCCTAAAGGAAATAAAGTAGATTTAAAACCTGGCGACATGCTTATATATTCTGGCTGTGAATTAGAACACTGGAGAGAACCGTTTCAAGGTAAGTTATGTGGTCAAGTATTTTTACATTATAATCATGCAAATGGACCCTTTGCAAAGTCTAATTTATATGATAAAAGACCATTATTGGGTATACCCAAAACTCGTTGATTCCCAACGCAATCTAATATAATCTAATTAACCTATGTTACAAAAAGTTAAATTTGCACCTGGATTCAATAAACAAGTCACTGCTACTGGAGGCGAGAGCCAATGGGTTAACGGAGATAATGTTAGATTTAGATATGGCACACCTGAAAAAATTGGTGGTTGGTCTCAATTAGGTTCGGTTGCAGTAACGGGTCGTAATACAGCTATTCATCATTTTATCAATACGTCAGGTATTAAGTACGCTGTGCTTGGAACAAACAGAATTTTATACGCATACTCAGGTGGTATATTTTATGACATACATCCACTTAAATCTACAACAACATTAACTAGTGCTTTTTCTACAACTAACGGATCAGCAGTTGTAACATTAACATTTGCATCAGCACATAATATTAATCAATTCGATATTATCTTATTAGATAATTTTACATCTATAACAAACTCTGGTTTTACATCAGCTAACTTTGACGATAATAAATTTATGGTGACCACAGTGCCAACAGATACAACGATAACAATTAACGTTGGATCAAATGAATCAGGCAGTGGTGCCACTACATCAGGCGGTATTAGAGTTAGACATTATTATCCAGTTGGTCCAGCTGTAGAAGTTGCATCAACAGGTTGGGGATTAGGACCTTGGAGTGGTTTTAAAACAGGACAATTTACATCAACACTATCCTCAAGTATCAATGCATCCGTTACAAGTTTAACAATGGCTAGTTCAACTTCTTTTCCATCTTCAGGAACGGTATTGATTGATAATGAACTTATTACTTATACAGGTAACAGTGGTGGCACATTATCTGGTTTGACAAGAGGAGCTTCAGGAACCACAGCAGCAACACATTCATCAGGAGCTACAGTGACTGATGCATCTAATTTCTTTGCGTGGAATGCTGCAGCGTCAGGCGACGTGGTAACAGCACCAGGATTATGGTCATTAGATAATTTTGGTAATAAACTTATTGCAACTATTAATAGTGGTGAAACGTTTGAGTGGGACTCTAATCCTACTGGAGCTAACAACACAAGAGCAACGATTGTGTCAGGTGCACCAACAGCTTCTGCACTTTCTTTAGTATCTACACCAGATAGACACTTAATATTTTTTGGCACAGAAACAACGATTGGAACTAAATCTACACAAGATCCTATGTTTATAAGATTCTCTTCTCAAGAAGATATTAACACTTATGCACCATCAGCAACGAATACAGCAGGCACACAGAGACTTGCAGATGGATCAAAAATTGTAGGATGTATTAGAGGTCGAGATGCAATTTACGTTTGGACAGATACAGCATTATTTATTATGAGATTTGTTGGTCCACCATTTACTTTTTCATTTCAACAAGTTGGTACGAACTGTGGATTGATTGGACAGAACGCAGCGGTCGAAGTTGATGGTACAGCTTATTGGATGTCTGAAAATGGTTTCTTTAGATATACAGGTAAATTAGAGTCATTACCGTGTTTGGTTGAAGACCACGTATTTGATGATATTAATACAACGCCAAAACAACATATTAATGCAGGTTTAAATAATTTGTTTGGTGAGGTAATGTGGTTCTATCCTAACTCAGGATCAGGAACTGTAAACAGAGTAGTAACTTATAATTATTTAGACTCGTCTCCTCAAAGACCAGTGTGGACTACAGGAACATTAGCTCGAACATCGTGGCAAGATTCTGCTGTATTTGGTAAACCTCACGCAACAGAGTATGATGAAGACGGAGAAACAGCAGACACAGATGTTAACTATGTTCACGGAAACACTGACGGTACATCTACATATTACGAACATGAAACAGGATTAAACCAAGTTAAAGAAGGTGCAACTACAGCTATTGCTGCTAACATAGAATCAGGAGACTTTGATATAGGTCAACAAGGATTAGCTGGCGATGGTGAGTTTATGATGAAAATAAGAAGAGTGATACCAGACTTTTTATCTCAAACAGGAGATGCAGTAGTAACTTTAAATTTAAGAGATTTTCCAAATGATACACAAGCTAGTTCTACATTAGGACCATTTACTATTACAAGTGGTACACAGAAAATAGATACACGAGCTAGAGCGAGATCTATATCTTTAAAAATAGCTAATACAAGCACAAGTCAGTTTTGGAAATTAGGCACATTTAGAATAGACTATCAACCGGATGGAAGAAGATAATGGCTAGAATTGTACAAGCATTAACACAACCTAATAAAGAATACGATCAACAGATTCAACAATCATTTGTTAGAGATGTTGATAGTGTAATACAAAAACTTAATACAACGTTCCAACAAGACGTAAAAGATGAAGTTGAAGCGTTTAACTTTTTCTTAGCATAATGGCAAATTCTTTTGTAAATAAAAAAGCTGATTTAACATCAACGAGTGCTACGACATTATACACTGTACCCACAGCTACAACGAGTGTGGTTAAGTCTATATTAGTGTCCGAGGACTCTGGTAACGCTGATACTATAACGGTAACAATTACAGATACTAGCGATAATGTATTTAGCTTATTTAAGACTAAATCCATATCAGCAAATGCAACAACAGAATTACTAACAAATTCTTTAGTTTTAGAGGAAAGTGAAGTATTAAAAGTAACAGCAGCAACCGCAAATAGACTACATGTGGTGCTTTCTGCTCTAGAGATTAAACCTAGAGAAGTAACAACATAGTCTTGATTTACTAGGAAAAACCTAGTAAGTTGATAAATTCAGGTGAAATTCCTGCCTTAAGAATTTAATTTAATAAACATATGATAACAAGAGCTCAAATGCAAAGACAGTTACGTAATAGAGGCGGTGTAATGACCGTCAAAACTATCCGTAAAAAATACGGTATAGGTAGTGATTTAAAAGACTTTGTTAGAAAAATAATACCAAATGAATTAGCAAATGTTGCAGTTAAAGCTGCACCTTTTGTTGCTCCTTTTAACCCATTAGCAGCAGCAGCGATGAGAGGTATTGGAAGATTTGATCAAAGAGGTAGTATCAGTGATGCACTTAAACAAGGTGCTGGTACATTCGCTTTTGGTTATGGTGCAAGAAAACTTGGTGGTGCTGATGGTATTGGTGGATTTAGTATGGATAGTTTTAGCTCTCCATTAAGTTCTGAAAGAACACAAGCATTAAGTAGTTTATTTAAATCAGATTCATCAAAAGTAAATTTAGATGATCCTAGAAAAGGTCTTGACATAATACAAAGAGGAACAGATGCAACAATTGGTAAAGTTCCAGTGTTAAAAGAATTACCTGATATTGTTAAACAACAATTATTTGTAACTGGTATTACAGGTGGAGCTACAGCATTATATGAGTATTTTAAAGGTAACTTTAGACCACAAGAAGAAGGTGAAACTATAGAAGATTATTTAGCTGCAAGAAAAGAGGCAGTAGGAACACAAATGAGAACTTATATGGATAACTATTTTAAATTTGATAAAGAGTATTCAACTATGACTGATGCA